GTCATCAAATATCCCGTTACTAATGCATTGTTCAAATGTATTCCATAGCTCGTTAAAGCGCATCTCAGCGAAGATCTCTAGCCCCATAAGGGCATTCATTACCTGATCCTCATCCATGTGCTCAACGGAATTATAGAAAGCTTTGATGTCATCCGTGGTGCTCCAAGCTTTCATAATTTTTTCCTCTAAATCAAAACGATCTACAGGCTTTCCTCTATCATTCATGTATACGCCATTAATCCTCATTTTCATCTTCCTCTTCGTGACAGCCATGTAACTGAGTAAAAAATTCATCCAGTGCTGAGTAGCACATTGGGCAGAAGGCAACTGGCAAGATACCTAAGTACCCATCAATGCCACCCTCAAGTTCAATATCAAACTCACAGTGACATACTGAGCATACTAGCTCGTAGTGACTGCGCTCTATCCCTGACATGAGATGCACTCTTCGCCATCATCACTATCTGATGTGAAGTCTTTCAGTGCGTTACGTTCAACTGACGCACCCACTTTATCTGCTGAGACACCGGCATTGGTGCGCAGGTAATACAACCCTTTGAGACCTTCCTTCCACGCCTTAATGTGTACAGAATTGACATACGGCTTGGGTGAACCTGCCGGGAAAAATAAGTTAACGCTTTGGCCTTGACAGATGAACGGCTGTCGCTTAGCCGCATGCTCCACAACCCACGCTTGGTCAAGTTCAAACGCAGTTTTAAAGACTTGTCTATCTTGTTCGCTAAGGAACTCCAGATGCTGGACAGAGCCTTCACTAGCAATGATACTTTTCCACGTAGCTTCAGTGTTTTCTCCATGTCCATCTAGCACTTCCTCTAACGCTTTGTTCTTAACCAGATGCGCACCTGCACGTGTTCTGTGCGTATACGCATTCGACTTGATAGGCTCAATAGACGCTGAGCACCCGCATATGATAGACGAGTTAGCATTCGGAGCAATCGCAAGTAGGTGAGCATTACGCCGCCCTGTGCCTGCCATATCAGGTGCTTCACCCCTTTCTTTGGCAAGTGTCTCTGTGCTTTCAACTGCTTGCTCCTTAATCTTCTTGAACATCTGGTAGTTCTCACTAGCCGCCTGCCAAGATTCCCATGCGATACCCTTGTTCTGCAAGTACCCATGGAAGCCCATCGCACCTAAGCCGATAGAGCGTTCCATGTAAGCACTGAACTTAGCCTTCTCTAATTCTTCCGGAGCGTGTCGGATAAAGAATTTAAGGACATTGTCCAAGAGTCTGACCAAGTCTTGAACCATTCCTGTATCTCGCCACTCGTCATAGGTTTCAAGGTTGACGGAGGAGAGACAGCAGACTGCTGTGCGCTCTTCACTTGTTGCGAGGTGTATCTCGTTACAGAGGTTAGAGCCTCTAATTGATAGTCCAAGAGCTTTTTGAGCGTCTGGTAATGCACGGTTGGCTGTGTCGATAAAGTTGAGGTAAGGGCTACCAGTTCTGAAGCGAGCTTCAAGTATTCTTTGCCACAACTCTCTAGCTTGGATTGTATGTCTGATAGCTCCTGAGTGTGGACATCTAAGTTCCCAGTGTTCGCCATTTTTAACGGCCTCCATAAAGTCATCCGTAATGTTTACAGCATTGAATAGATTGAAACACTTACGGTTAGCGTCCCCTCCAGTTGGGACTTTAAAGTTTACAAACTCAATGATCTCTGGATGCGATACATCAAGGTATGCGGCATAGCTACCCTTACGGGTCTTGCCTTGTTTGTATGCAGTCATCTGACTGTCTACAACTTTTAAGAATGGAACAACTCCCGGTGCCTTGTCGCTGACAGGACGTACATCTCCCCAGTGCCCACCGACACCGCCACCCTTTACGGATAACCAAGCAACTTCAGCGTTATGGCCGATGAGAGACTCAAGAGTGTCACCAACATAAGTAAGAAAGCAAGAGATTGGCAATCCTTTTGGCTTATCATCGTCAGCCGGTGCGTTTGAAAGCACAGGACTAGCGAACATAAACCAACGCTTACTAGCATAATCATAAATACGCTGAGCAAATTCATAGTCACCTTCACAATACGCAACTGCCGCACGTGCGAATGCTTGCTGTGCGTACAGTTCGTTATCTAACATGTAATAATCTTTGAGCAGGGACATCGCCTGATCTGTCAGGTCTTTATCCCTGTCTAGATCTATGGTGATTCCTTTGTACGTTGTTAAGTCCACTAATCAAGTCCTTCAATTTCAATTGCGATTCGCTTGAGTTCCGAACCCGGAATGTCATAGACACACGCATCAAGAACTTCCTCGACAATTTCTGTGATTCCATCTTCTGACCTGTGTTCAGGCGAAACCTCAGTTATATCCACAAAGAAATCTAAGTCAACCTTTACTTGAATTTCACGTGACATTACCAGTTCACCCCTTCAGTTTGTTTCATCAACTCAATCTGTTTCTTGAGGTACCACAACGCCTTCTCTGCATTAGCGATGGGATCACCCTTAGTCCACAAACGAGTACCAGTATACTTGAGAAGATTACCATGGCAATAATGAATAGCGTGATAAGGGCCAAGAACATCGACGATGTAATCAATCGTCTCAATGTTACCAGCATTGTAATGAGATGGTTTGTTAATCTCATCGTACATTTCATCCTCTACCATGTCTTCTAACAGGGCATTCACTTCTGGTGTTAAGTTACCACGGATATCTTTCAAGCTCACGTCATGCACTCCCATGCGTCTTTGTGTTGAAGTCTAATGTAATGACCTTGCCATCTTTGCTACGCACAAAGCTTGGCTTGTCTTCTGATTCAGCTAGGATATCTTCTACCAACTGCTCATAGTTGTTGAAAAAGAATTCCTTAACGTACTCTAAAAAGTCAGGGTCTTCCTCCATTAAGGGGAGACATGCCGCCATCATACCGCACACACTTCGTATCTGCATTATCTGATCTTCGTTTAAATCACTGTGCACTTCTTCTTCTATGTGCGCAGTAACTGAACCAGACCATTGTCCATCCTCGTTGAATTCAGGAATGAGTGCGACTGCGAATGATGATTGTTTCGTTTCTTCTGTCATGTATAACTACCTTTTAATTTTTTCTAGTGGAAATTCCACAAACTCACTAGGCATCAGCTTAGCAGGTTTCTTTCTCTCGTCAAGCCATTCCTGTGGTACGTCCTTGTTAGCATACAGGAATCCATGTTTATCACACCAAGAAGCGTAGGTTGTCTTCGCACCCTTACGTAACTTGGAGTTGCTATTACTAAACACAAAGCGGATATCAAGATCAGGATGTTGCTTCTTGATTGCTATGTGCTTCATGCGATCTTCAGGAGTGAACCTGCCCTTAGTCTCAATGATGATACCGTTGGGCAGGAGGAAGTCTGGCGTGTACGTCCTGTATGCCAGATCTTCCCATTCAATCTTGAAGCATTCGTATTGGGCATTGCACTTTCTATTCTTCAGGGAATTGAGAACTGTTTGTTCTAACCCTGACCGATACCCATGTTTGAGTGCGTTACTCCGTGTCTTGCTTCTCTTTATACTCATCTGCTATCTCAATGTATGCAACCATAGGCGGGTTCTTCGCCTGTGATGCAAGTGAGGGTAGCTCTTGTACTGAGGGCCAACACTTGTAACGATACTTACACCAACAACATTCCTCAGCGAGGACTTTGTTACCAGTTGGCTTCTTACGAAATGTTTCTTCGACAGGTTCAAAGCAACGCTCAAACTTATTCTGAGCTAGCTTGTCTGCCTTCTCTTCAATCTCATCTAAGATGTCCTGCCTATCGACAGCCATGTCCCATGCAGATACATACTTAAACTCACCAGTCCCCTTGTTGACTACCCACCAACCACCGGGTTCAACACCCAATGCTTTGGAGTAGCCTGCAAGTTGTCCTATGTAACCAAAGGCATCATGCTCTTTGAGTGTCTCATAGTCTTTGAACTTGTTGTTGTAAGACCAAGGTGATGCTGACTTAATATCATCCACTCGCTTGTGCATGATCAAGTCGTGTGTGCCATCAATCTTGTGCTTACCCAGAGTCAGTGTTGATTTGAATCCATCACTGAACTCAACACCCGCTTCTGTCAACACTCCTTTGAAGACAGCTTCCACGATGTCACCAATCATCATGTTCATCAGGAAGTTAGCGGATGGCTCAAGACCTTCCTCTGGTTGGTTCTTATCAAACCACAACTGGCAGTACGGCCTACCGATGTTGGACATACGCATTGTGAACTTACGCTCACTCTGATTGAACTGCTTCTCAACAGCTTCTTGTACATTCTTGACGATACGAGCGATAGTGGCACTGTTCATGCCACGTTTCGCCTTGCGTACATCCTCAAGATATCGGTGTATCTTTATCTCAGCAGGATGATTCATGATCACTCCTCGTCAATGTCGATGAACTCTTCAACTAGAGACTCGTCATCTGCTGACATACGACGACTGCCTGAGCTTTCGTTGTATGCATTCACGATGTACTGATTATAGTTACCAATCCATTCAATGAAATCAGAGAAGCGTGTCTGATCTTCCTCTGCTAGTTCAATCGTAGATGAAAGATCTAGCTTCTGAGTTGGTAAGAAGAATGACGCACCCGTTGGAAGACTCCGTTCCTCCGTGCCACAGCGAATCCAGTGCTGAACTGGTAAACGCTTTTGACGACCTAGATGAGCGAATGGTTCACCCATTGTCTTGAACGCATCCTTGTTCTCGACTTCCCAGATGAATGGTAGTGCATCTGTGGTCATCTCATTGCCTTCCGCATCCACTGCGTTGACAAGCTTGACCTCACCTAACAATACACGGACACGTTTGATCTGCTTGATCAATGCCTTCGTATCGTCAGGCAGGGATTGAAAGTCTTCAATGTATCCTGCAGGCTTGCCACAGTTAAACCCGCCAGTGTTATCCTTTAGGTCACCGTTCAAGTCCTCAGCCATCAATGTCTTTACGTACTTCCCATTCTCAGAGTCGTAACGCTTGTACATAAAACGCTGTACGAATACACGGATGTCTACCTCTTCAGCGTAGACACAACTTGCATCGGGCATCTGAATGCGGTACATGCCTGCAGGCACAACCTCCATGTTCTTAAGCTTACCCTTGACATCTACCTGCCCCATGACAGGTTGATTCCAAATGCGCAGGCGTGGCAGAGTCGAGGACTTAGCTGGACCCTTGCTCATGTCTGCGCCCATGCCCATTGCTTGGGCCATCTCTGCGAAGTTCGCAGTGTTAAGTGTCGCAATTTCTGTTGTCATTTTAGACCTCCTGTTGCTCAAGCCAGTTTACACCAACTTTGGCCTCAAGTAAAAGGGGTACGTTAAAATTAATTTTAAATTTATCATCTATCAGTGATTTTAATTCACCATTAATATCACCTATAAGTGATATCACTTTCTGCTCTTCATCAGGGTGTATGTCAATCACAACAGAATCATGCACTGAGTTGACTAACATCGACTGCAATGGCTTGAGTCTTTTGTTTAGCTCAATCAATACGACAGGTACAATGTCAGCAGTTGCGAATGACTGCACAGGATAATTCTTAATCGCTGTGAAGTTAGTCACTGTCCCATTCTTCCTGCGCTTAGTGTTAGGGAATGAGAACTGCCTACCACTAGGTGTTGTAATCTTCTTGAAGGTCAGCACTTCCTTGGCTAACTCTCTGTGCCATCTGGCGATTCCTTTGTACTTCTCAGTGAAGTGTTCATAGTACCTAGCCTCAGCGGGGGTGCGGCCATACCCTGTCGCCCCGTAGAGTGGAGCGAACGTATGTGCCTTCGCTTCCTGCCGAGAAGTTGGCTGGCCCGCCTCCGTAATAACCTGCGCAGTGTACGAGTGGACATCAAAACCCTCCGATACTTCTTTCATTGCTGTCTCATCCTGAGATAAGAATGCCGCAACACGAAACTCTAGCTGAGCGAAGTCAGCCTCCATGATCTTACCTCCTGCAAATCGGGAGATGAATACCCGTTTTACAGGGAACGTACCACCACGTGGCATGTTCTGCATGTTGGGGTCACGACCTGAGAAGCGACCCGTTGATGTCATGTGCTGAGTAAGTCGTACATGAAGCTTGCTGTCAGGCTTAGTGAAAATATTAATCCCGTCCACGAAAGAAGATAGATATGTATCCAACGCCGAAAGTCGGATGAGGTTAGATAAGAACGAAGAGGCTTCTTCCATTCCTTTGTTGGTTGATACACGAGATAGATACTCCAATTTGTCTTTACTTGTACTGAAGCCATTCGCACTGTGCCACTTGGCAGATGGTGCACTGAACTTCAACCCTGCTAGTTTAGGTAGCTCATTGAGAACATAACCACGGCCTACACAGCTAGGGCACTTGGTTGGATTCTTGAAGTCACTACCGTCTTTCTTCTTCTTGTAGTAGTTGCCCTGACCCCTGCAGTCAGAACACTTCTGTGCCTTAGTGCGTCTCACTGGCACACTTGATTCATTAACGAATCGTTTGAAGTCTGTGTGGCTCATGTATGGATCAGCATCGTTAGCCCACTGAGTTTTGTTCAGAGGCTTTCGTGAATACACAATCCATGATAACTGCTCAGGTGAGTTCAGGTTGATCGGTGTGTCACCCATCAGTTCTTTCACCTGCACCTGTAACTTCTGCTCAATGTCATTCTTCTCTTTCTGAAACTGTGATCGTACTTGTTCAAGTGCATCAAGGTCTACTTGGAATCCGTTCTGATAGATGCGAGCAAGCACAACACATGTCTCATTAGTCAGGTCAACAATAGGATGCAGTGAGCGATTGTCGTCATCACGCAGATCAGCAGACTGTGCATAAAAGAGTTCCCATGTTGTACCGAGGTCAGCATATAGATACTCTTTAAGTTCCTCATATGGGATCTCATTAATTGGTACACCATTCTTCATGTACTCCTTGAGTGTGTCCTGCTTCTTGATTGGTAGCTCCCTGCGTTCAGCGCAAGCCTCAAGAGATACAGGTTCTTTCTGCCCACGTTGCAGTACGTACTCAGCAAGCATGGTATCCCACACTGGACCATCGTATTTGAAGCCAGTCTCCCACAGCCACATCAAATCGTGTGGTGCATTGTGTGCAATGAGTAGTGTGCATTCATCTAGTAATGCTTGTATCTCATCACAGTCACGCTTCCTGTATTCGTACTTACAATCGTACTCCGTGTGATCAAAGGTGTAGTGCTTGCACTCTCCATCCTCTGTTTGAATACCAACCATGACCAGACTATTTGTGGGTGTAAATGGGTCTAAGAATAGTTTCCCGTCTGTCTTAGTGACAGTGTTCTCAACGTCAAGAACTAATCGCATACAGATTTTACCTTTGTCACCATGTCCATTGGTATCTGATAAAAGTATTCACCAGAGTGGACATACTTATTGGGCACCTCAACTGACTCAAGCGTAGCTACATCATGTGACCAGAAGGTCATCGCATATTGTAGTGGCTTGTTCCAGATGAAGAACTGTGTAGGTACATTGAAGAACTTCTTCTTGCGTTCAGGTAGTTGCACGTTGGGGTAAGGGAACTCATCCCCATCCCACACTAGCTTAACCTCACACTCCACACAGAAGTCTTTGGCTGGGCTAGTAGCAATCAAGTCCTGTGCGTATCTGTCAGGATGAACATCAACTTCGTAACCGAGGCTCTCAAGGTAGGCAGTTGTTACGTCACGTGCTAGCTGATCGTACTTCTGAAATAAATCCCTGTCGAATCGTTTACGTTGTGCTGTCATACTTCATACCGTCCTATGTAGTAGTTGAGGTTACATGTGATACGGCCATGGTATCCCGTCAGCTTGTTCTTAGCAATGTTAATGTGACGCACAAAGCCCTCATCCTCAACGCCCTCAACTGGAGGATCTTTCGCAATCAATAACATCAGGTCAGCCTCACTGGCCTTACCTGTCTTACTGCCCTCCATCATGGATTGATTCAGATTGGTACGCCCCTCAGCCTCAGCGGATAACTGTGACATGTAGAAGAGTGCACACCCATACTCCTTCGCTATCTGCCTAGCATGTATTGAGCATAACTTCAGTCCCTCATGTGATTGATCCGGGGCGAACTTATCGCCCATGTCAAGCACGACTACATCAGGGTTGTACGTTTTACATACAAGTTCTACCCAATGCATAGACTGACCAGTCGCATCCTTGATGTGGATGTTCTGCTTCAGCTTAGCCCACCGAGCGTGTGCTTCACGTGGGTTGTCACGTATCTCACGCATCGTCATGCCACTTGCCGCTGTCAGGTAACGTGCACCTACACGGTGTGTTGCTTCCTCGTTACAGAGGATGACACAGTTAGCACCCTGAGCGGCGAAGCCATTCGGACCTGCAATCAATGAAGCATGGAAGGATGTCTTGCCTGTGTTAGGTCTAGCGCCACCTACAATCAAGTGGCCTGCGTTCACACCCTCAACATGCTCAGCAAGTGTGGGTAAGTTGAAGTGCCACCGGGTCTCAAGATCATTCTTCTCAAGCAATGTCTCAATGTCTAAGTCATCCCACTCAATGTTCAGGTCAGGTAGGAAGTCATCACGGTAGTTCTGCACTAGCCTACGCAGTGGCTCAAGAGATGACTGTGTGCCATTGACATAGTCGAAGCCTATGTTAGCAATCTCCTCACCGAGGTACTGCTGAAACAGTTTAGATAAGATGTCATTCGCTACGTCATTACCGATAGCTTGCTCGTTACGCAAGGCAGTGAATATCTTTTTGTAGATATCTTTCTGTGCGGTAGTCATCGTAGGATCAGATGCGAAGAACAATCCCTCAATCTCATTCACAGATAAGTCACGCTTGTACTTCTCCATGGCGTGATCAATCAGCGTCTTGATCTTGCCTATGTCCTTACTGAATAAACGATGAGGACACTTGTCCCCTTTGTACTCATCATAGAAGTCTTTATTCAGTAGGCTTTTCAGTAGAGCTAGCTCCATCGGGGTCTCCAAATATCTTGTCCCAGTTATCACGATACTTCTCAGTGTTACTCACACGTGATCTGTACCCTTTGCCACCATGCCAGTCGCCACTCTTAGGCTTCTCACGACTGCTCATCCAGTCTTGGTTGCGCTCGTTCATGGCATCACGCCAGTGCTTAGTCATTCAATTCCTCCTCCTCATCATCGTCCCACCATGGGAACCCTTCAAAGTCGAATGGTAGATGGTCAGGCATGAACTGGTCAATCAACATGTCAGTCGCTTCAATGCGTCTGCTGATCTCAAATGCATCCTGCTCAAGATCATTGAATACAAAGATGTTACAAATCACCCCGTTCTTGACGTTAATGTAATCGTTGATGAATCTCTGACGCATGTCAAATAGCTTCTCTAAAAAGACAGCATC